CTTCAATCACATCTTTTTGAAAAGGTGTTATTTGAGGTAATAAAGTTAAAGGGTCATTTAATCTTCTTGATAAATCTATTTCTGGTTTTTTTCTTGGAATAATTATATTTGTATCATCTTTTGCTAGCTGTTCTAGAAATGGATTACCTAAATCATCTTGAAAAGTTGGATTAACAGTAGGATCTACTCCACCTAAACCTAATTTATTAAACTCTGACATATCATAAGTAGGTTCATCATATGTTTTACCTAAACCAAATTTTTGTCCAATATTTCTAAGTAGATTTCCTAAAATTCCACCACTTGTTAAAAATCCTAAAATCCCACCTCTACGATTTCTTGCAAATGCTTTTGGTGCAAACTGTTTTGCACGTCTTAATTCTTCACGTGATACTGTATCTCTACTATCAAAAAAACCTGGGTTAACTCTTTGACCTGCGCCTGCAGCGATAACAGATGATCTTATATCATCTACTTCTTTAGCAGACATACCTGCCGCTAAAGTGTCAGATGTATTTTTACCAGATTCTGCTGCACTCATTGCAGCACCAGATCTAAAACTTCCTGTGGCTGCATCAAAGTCATCATAACTAGGTATACCTTTTGGTCCTTTGTGCGGTGTACCTTTTTTCATTTTCTTCAACATCTTAGCCTCATCTTTTGTGATGTATGCTAGTTTTGTTGGTGTTGCGTCAGATCTAGATTTAAATTCTTTAGGTACAGTTACAGACTCAGAATCTTTAATA